TGTAATCCAAGATTCCGCGATTTGCACGCAGATTAATGCCTATAAATCAAGGAACGGTATAGATGTATGAAATGAACCATAACTAAAACGTTGGAACTTTCCAGTTGCTTTTATCTGGCGATCAACTAAGTAAATGTTATCTTGGATAACTTTATGGCCTTTGACATATTTAAAATAATCACATTCTTCTGAAGTGATTTCATTTAAAATATCGAAGAGGTTATATAAAGATTTAATTCACTTAGCATTATACTTTAAAGATTTCCTTTGTAAAGTAAAATCGGGAATACTAATCATAGGTAATTGTTCACAGAGTAAAACTATATCGTCTTGCACAGTTGTAGAAGAAAACTGATAATTATAGAAATTATAAATATCACGAATTCCTCTACGAAGGTGTATAAGATTCACATAGAAAGTAGGTGACACAAACTTAATAAAGAGTTCTATAACTCTAAGTGATCAATTTCTAATTAGAGATTGATGGTCCCTACGGGTCGTAAAGAACCGAAAAGGAAACTTAAAAAGTAACCATCATGCACTTCTTAGAAGTTTATTAAAGCTTTCATGTATATATTGTCTTCTTAATTCCATTAAGGAGTTGAAGAGGACATATAATACATTAAAACTTCTTATAGGGTTAGCTGAGAAACATCAGAAAATCGTACTTCTTACGAGATTTACGTTTCCTGGATTCGAAGCTGTTAAAGGCCCTAAAAGACCGTAAGCTGATCACAATGCGATACGTTGTTTATTAGAAGACTGGTTGGAAGATAATCCATGGATTGTCTTACCATCATCTTCAAAGTAGTCAAGTATTGCAGTATAGATTCCTGGGGAAGTATTAAATAATTTTATATTAATGCACTCAGTCACGAGAGTCCCAAGAAAACCTTGTTCTCGGATAAAGGCTAGAATAATTCCAGCCCCTATCGGAGAGAAAGATAAATAATTGGGACCCCGTCACTTTTTAGCAAATTCACAAAATAAATGTGAAGTTACTGATTTAGTGGAATTAATAGAAACTCCTAATAGTTTCATAGTATCTAGGTAATATTGGGAAACCTTATCATCGTAGATTACTATATCATCCCCCAAAACAGCATATGATGTGAAATGTACCAAACCATGAACATGGTAGGCACAGTATCATACAATAATATGATGTGTGAGAGCTAACATAGCTCAACTAGAATAGGCACCCATAGGTTGACCCACAGAGTACTTAAAGTCTTTGCCACGAAAATTTCAATTAATCGAATTCAAAACACCACCTCAAAGGCTTCCAAGCCTAGGGATTGCGATGTTCAGAATTTGAATTTGAAGTTTTAGTGGAAGACGGTCAGTAGCAGCCGAAAGGTCAAACGATGAGAAATATTGACCCGGATTTCTTTGAGCATAAAGGGTTAACGCTTCAAGAGGGGCCATTTGATTAAATGTACCATCTTGGGGAATTGACTTTAATACTGTGAATAAGAAAATGTGTAATGGGTAAAACAAGATCTGAACAACCCAGTTAGTAATAGCTACTATCCGGGCTTTTCCAGCCTGGTCATAAATAATAGATAAACGTCCGGTATAAAGTGATGGCAATACGTTTAATAAATGAAAGAAAATGAATAATGGCCCACCAATAATAATGGTAGGAGTTAATCATAGAATCAGACGTTTATTGAAGCTGAGCATATACTTAGCTATGTTGAATAATAGAAGAGGATTTATTAATAAGAGTAAGATATCTATTCCTGCTCCAAACTGAGCGACAGAGCTGTTAGGCCCTGAGCTATTTAGAGAAGGAAATCTTAACGTATTAAGAATTCCTATATTATTAGATATAGCCTTACCGATGTAAAAGTTTATTACAGAGATCAGGACTCCGTCTAGGAGTGTTTCGCTTTCACCTGTGAAGGTGGAAGAAATACTACTAAAGTTAATTTTAACAGAAGTAGGAAATACTCTAAAGACAGAAAGCGTAGATAGAATGGCAACTAACAATCTAACATTACTTCACGGATTAGAGATAAGAAATTCTCTAAGACGATGAGGAATAATAGTTGGAAGGTTTGAAGGTCCCAAAGATACCATTACACCGTTCGGCAATAAACTGATCGGCATTTTGGCTAATACACGAATTGTTATCCGAAGTACTTCCTTAAGATAAAGGAAAGTGAAGTTCGGACCAGATCTCTTTCAGAGTCTGGCAATTCGAGACATTAGTAATCTTAGGTCTATCTTATACAACCTACACCCAGTCAGTCAAACAACCACATTAACAAATTTTGACAACTCCTTAACGGAGATTCAATTCTTTTTAATGGGAGCTGGCCGATCAAAAGTGTAAAATAAAAAATTCATAGCGATAATTGAGAGTAGTAAATATATATTATATAAGTTACTTTTGATTGGACTATCAGTTTTGATATTTGTCACTAGGGTTAGGGGGCTAGCCTGTCTAGAAGAGCAAGTTTGATCTCTTACTCTATTTTTATTGAGTGATAGTGCTTGCATTCTCACAAGCTTAGCGGAGGATAATAAAAATCTTTAGGAAATTCTATTACTCACTTGACGTAACTTGCGAACAAGTTACGAGGTTCCTTTGGGGCTCCCGCTGACCGAAGCATGACAAATATTTCTATTTAATCGGGGCTCAGGAAGTGTTCTTTAACAGA